CGGCTCCATGGAGACGCGAGTGTGTGACGAAGCTTTGTTTGGGGTTGAGTGTGATTCGAAAAAGTCAGCCAACTCTCAAACGGAGTATGTGCGCACTGGCGAGGTCCCCGCCGACGAGGACATCAAGACCTACGACTTTGGCCTGCTGCAGATTGCGACGTCAGACATCGCATCAGTTTTCCCGGAAGGCACTTTGCTAGGTCACCTGTACGTCGAGTATGAGGTAGTGCTGGACAAGCCTAAGCTATACGCTTCTCTTGGCAAAGGAATCCTCATAGACAAGTACTGGCATGCCGCAGGAGCGGTCGCGTTCGGCCCCACGTCGGTCAGTTCCCAAGGCAACAGTTTGGGAGGAGCGATCACTTACAACAACAGATATGATTTCCCATCAAATTTCGAGGGAACGGTTCTGGTTGTTGCTACAGTCTCCCAGGTCGGCGTTTATGTGCCCGGCCCAGACACCGGTTTGCTGCTGGCAGGCAACATCACTTTCAGGAACGTGTCAGGGAAGTTAGGCAACGCCGCACAGCAACAGGCAGGTGTGAACACGTCTGAAAGAAGTATCATGGCGTACTTGCAAGTGCGGAAGCAGACCGGAGCAGTGGCCAACCGGTTCACCTGGTTGGATATCCAGGAGGCGCATACCAACGGAGGCACGTTGGTAGTCACCATGGTGGATCCCAGAGCAGCTTGTGCTGGCGTGGAGCGTGTTGAGCTCTAATCTCACACCATCCCTCAGCCACACGCTCAAGGAGCACCGGTGTTTAAGCGCCCATTGTAAATAGCATCCAAACTTTGTATATATATATGTACATATTCATTCTCATCATAATTTTCACGTATCATAATCTCTCATTAATGCATGTATCTTGTAAACAAAAGAAAATAAAATAAAAATAAATTCATCACATAATGACATGAATACTTAAATAAGTAACAGAGACGACGGGTTAGTGACCCTCCAGTGACCAGTCGGGGTCTAAAACCGACGAGCCTCGGGTGGTTACCCTTACCATCCGTTGACTACAAAGGGTTAAAGCTGTAAGTACAGCGGCTCACACTTCTTGTGAGCAATCAAAGTGCACTATGG